AACTGTGCCTGTATCCTTGTATAAGTTTCGTTCTATAGTACGTTTAGCTTTTAAACAATTGGACAACCGTTCATAGGCGGTGTGTTCTGCTATGTGACCTGATAGGTATAGTATCAATGTGATGGTTTCAGTGACCATTTCTCATCTTCTCAAGACGGGCTTCTATGGCACTAATACGCTTTTCATAGAACTCCAGTGTTAGTTTCTGTTGTTGGTCGTGAGGTAGTCGACCTTCATCTGCCTGTACAGATAGTTCGTCTAGTTGTTGTGCAAGGTGTTCGATTAGCATGAACTGTTCAGAGTCTGCTGGCAAACTACCCATTTCACCTCTAGGCCACTTTATTCTGAACTCTGTGTTGTGGTCCACGTTTGACTTCATCATGGTGATGTTAGTCTCAATGGTGTTAAGACGTTCTATGATTCCGAAGTATGCCCAAGTAGCAAGAGACGCTGCTGCAACCATGCTGATGATATTGCGGAGAGGCAGCGCAACCTCTGTATTCTCGTTTAGACGAGGCATATCTTACTTACCTTTAGCTTTACGTAAAGCCTCTTTACCTTTTTTAAATATGCTAACAACTTGTGTTTTGCCCATAACTTTGGCTCGTTGTTCACCGACGGTTAGTATTTGTATCTTTCTAGCAAAAGGTTTGTTTATTTTTTTTACTTTTGCAACTGTTGCCCTAGCATCTGCAGGTGTTGCAAATTTTATTTTTACAGTATCTTTAGGGTTCTCATCAGTGTAAAGTCTACGACCAGAACCTTTAGGTTTCTTACCTGTTCCTACTTTTGGATTTTTTTGTTTTGCCATTTTTAACTGCACTTGTTAAAGTTTTTACCTGTCCAGAGTGGGCTTTAACTGCCTTTTTAAGACCTTTAATTACTTTTTTTACTTGTTTTTTAGCTTTTGGTTTCACGTCTATTCTCCTAATTTTTGTAACCACCGCCTGCTTTTTTGTAGGCAGAAGCTAGCATTTGCGCTTTTCTTGCTGACCACTGACCCGGCCTGCCGCCCTTTCCGCCTGCCTTAATACGGTTGAACAAACGCTTTCTCATACTAGGTTTGGTATAGTTACCAGCTTCATTGACACGACTCTTACTTTTTTTTGCCTTGCCGCCCTTTTTAAGACCGACGGGTTGTTTATATTTACCTTCGGTCAGTTTATGAAAAGTTTCAGGAGCAACAGGTGTATTAAATTCATGAACCGACTTACCGTCTTTTTCAGATTTTCGCATCTGCACAATGGGTTTTGTTTCTATAACTGCGGGGGGTATAGGACGCTTATCATAATTTTGCCCTTTCTTACGTTTTTTTTCGGTTCCTAAAGGGTCTCTGTATTTAGCTGGTTTTAACATATTAACTCTCCATCTCGCATTGCACTAGCCAAACGTACTGCCCGTTGTCCTACCTGAGATGCCCAACGCGAATCAAGCATCTCAACTGCTGCTAAAGAAAAGTCACGGTCATGTACAGCTTTCCACATGTTCTTAAATTTATTTAGACGAGGCACACCTAAGTTAAAGCCCATATCAAGTACGACCCTAATACGAACGTCGCCAATTCCAGAAATACATGGGTGAGCATTAGACAACTCCTTCTCTACTATGTCGATGTCATTAGCTAACAGAAAACGAGCGTGAGCTTCTGTTATGCCCTGTTCGTACACTTCTGTTTTAAGCATGTTCATAAAAGCAAGTTCGCCATCTGTAATACCACGGTCTTCGAGGTTGCGACCTACACCGATTGTATCAATACCAAGATGGTCCTTGTACACCTGTAACTCCATGCCTTCATGCAGAATTAGCTGGTCAATCAAAGCCTCACGATTGTACTTCATTTTGCGGTTCTCTCTTGCTTGCTCTTCGGTTGTTCTTTGGGAGTGGTCAAATACCATTAGTTAAATTTTTCTGCAGAAGAATTGGCTTTTCGTCCTTTATGTTTAGGACGTTTAAGAGGCTGTTTACTTCTGATGTCGTCATCAAAAGTTGCAGCAGGAGCGTGTGCTTTTGATGCACCTGTTACAGAGTTGTAAAGTGCAGAAGCTGCTCCTGCAATTATTCTGCCACCTATTACTATTGCTGGATTTGCCACGCTACTTGCCCCTCGATTCTCTACCTAAATAAATGCCGTACACACCTGTCATGACACCCATAATTACAGATACAAACGCAGACTGTTGTGTTGTTGGGTCTTCTAGGTTCATAAACCACTCTGCACAACGCCATGACATCGCAACAGAAGCAATCATGGTTAATTTTGCTGTGACGTTAAATTGCAGATACCTTTTCCACCAATCAGCCATTATTTTTTACCAAAGAATTTTGTAGCTGAACGTACGCCAAAAGAAGCGGCAACGATAACTCCCAAGGAATATT